TTTCACATCCTTGTTTTGTGAGCAGGTAACATGGCCTTTCTTCTCCCTTGCTATCTATGTATGTATTTGGAATAAAGAAATCTAACGAGCGCAATTTTGCGCTGGTTAAAATCTCATCATATCCTTTAATTTTTCTAAGTAGTTCTTTATGCTGCATAACAATCATTTCTGCAACCAACCTACTATCTATTACATTTTTTCCGTTGAAATCAAATACCTTTAATTCTTTCATAGTTTCCTCCTGTCCACAATCTCATCTTCATTTCTGATGTATATTTACCATTTCTTTTATTGCGTTGAACCATTCATCAAATTCTTTTTGTTTTTCTTCAAGAAATTTATTAAACAATGCATTTTGCTGTTCAAATAATTTTCCTGTGTCCACTTGCTGGATTAACCCCTGCACAACTCCACATAGCGAACTATCTAAACGTGTATCTGTTATGTTGGATGTTGCAATAGATGTTGCCTGTTTTGCAACACTTACCTCTGCTAAGCAATACTCTATCGTATCTTGATTGCGAACGAGTTCTGGTGGTCTTGCTACCGCATCTGCAACACCTGCTTTATACTTTATTCCCATTTTTCGATTGGTATGGTCAACATAAAAAACAACTCTATCTATTCGATTAAGCAGCGGTTCTGCTGCTAATACCGTAAGTGGATAATCTGCTGTATTCTCTAATTTATGACCATCAATAAACCCTATACCGGATTTAACAATGACTTGCATTCCTGTGCCTGCAACAACCTGCAAGCAATCTGCCGGATATGGCATGATGCCATTCCCAATAATACCTTTTAAATAATTTGATATATCTTCTGCATTGTATAATCTATCTTTTTCTACTGAATTGAAAAAATAAAAATTAATTGCCATGTCATCACCTCTTTAGACACCGAATGTCGGAATGACTTCATATTCACCAGCTTCATTTACCGATTCGATTACTTCTATTATTCTAGTATTTACGTATATTCCCCATTTTTTGTTTTCAATCGTTACAATATCGCCTACATTTACATCTTTTCTATATACGATATTATCGAAGAATACATTTCCTTCAAATGCAGTTAATACATTCGTTATACTTTCCATTCCTTCTTGTTTCATCTGATTAATATATTCAGCTTCTGTAATATCGCCACCATTTGACGACAAATTTCTTTTGTCTTGATAAATTTCGTATCTATCTAAACCGGCTGGATTATCTTTTGTTACCCACAATACTTTTCTTTCCATTCCTTGACCTTCGCCAGCAACCAATACATTAGTTGCTTTTGAAGATGTGACTTCTTTGTAATTGCTAGAAATCAAATTGTCGTATTCATCAGAAAACACAACATGCGGCAATACATCTTGCCCGTATGAACGGTCAACCCCTTTATACAATTGAAATTGAAATATTCCATTTTTCAATGTTGTTTTAAATCCCATACTGTTAGATTCACATATACCTTCGATTGCTGATAAAAGGTTTTTTCCAGTATATTGTGCTTCTAACCTCTCTGTATAGTTTGTTGGCACTACCATAAAATTAGATATTTTGCGTTCTGGTACAACTGGATGAATGATTGCATCATTTATTAGATTCAACACACCAGCTGATACAGTGCCATAAAGCTGTGTTTGTACTGCAATGATGCGGCGTGAAAGGATCGAGGATAAAAAGCGCCCTTTTATTACCATCATTTGTGATTGGTCTTCATTGTCTAAATACTCTGGATCTTCGATGATTCCAACATAATCATCATCTTCACGCATTACATAATAACCAGATTGAAGTAAATTCAAATGGTATTCATCAATTGGTACTACTACTTCAAAATCACCGCATTTATAATAGCGTGATGCCCATATCAGTGAAGAATAATCTTCTAATTCCCCAATTCTTTCAAATTTTTTGTTTAAAATAATCAATGATATTTCTTTCATCTTATACACCTCTATACAGGTTCTGATATATGAATTTAACTGTCATATATTTTTCATCATCCGCATCCGCATCATACATATACACACTTGTGCCAACCGCCAATTTAAGCCATGTGCTTCCTTCTGCAATCGTATTAAAGATATTTTCATACTTCCCATTTTTGAATACTTCAATTTTTTTACGCCCCTTATATGTGGAAATGTATACAATATCGCCTTTATCCAACGTATAATTCAACTTTAAAAACGATTGATCTATAACGTTTTTGATGGTCGGATTTCTAACCGTACCGCTCGCATGTATTTCTATCTGCATTCCTGTTGGTATATCACCTTTATTTTCCAAATATATTTCTTTTGCGTTATCATATGTTCCTAGTTCTGTTCCTTCTTCTGCTATCGAAAAAGGAAACTCAAATAAATTAACTACCTTGCTTATATCCTCAATATGTGAGTTTGCATCTCTAAAAAATGGATCTGGGCATAGTATGGATATTGTTACAAACTGCTTAACCGCATAATAATCAATATCACATGTTTCTACAACGCCATCTATATATACATTTCTAGTTCCGTTTTTGTAAAACAAACGAATCAATTCACTTGGCTGCACAACCTTGTAAATCGCTATTCGTGATGTCTCCACGTCTTTTTCAATGTAAAACGTAATTGTGATAGGTTTTTCATTTGTTTTTCTTGATGTTATTTTTGCGCCATCAAAAAGTGAATAATTTTTTTTGCCAATTGTAGCTGGTGCTGGTGATAAACCATCAATCTCAACCCCTGTATAACTGGGATTGCGTGTTAATTCTAATTTATCCCCATATTCATTTTCTAAATAACAACTAAACATCTTTTAACTTCTCCTTTGCCCCTATCAATTGCGTTTTTGTTTGCCTATAAATATCTAATCTTGATAATGGTTTTGGTGATGATAGATACTGATTGAATGTAATTTGTTTTGACTGTGGTATTTGCTGATTGTTTGATAATCGTAATAATCTAGATTTTTGTATATTTCCGATATTTGCATTTAATCCAGCTTTTAGATTGCCCATATTGAACATATCGCCAACGGTTAAATCTTTGCTCATGTCTTTTACAGTGTCAATTGCACCGCCTACCATGCGTGCAGCTGCTTTATTTACGGATTTCTCACTTTTCTGTAAACCAACAACATATCCAGCACCAGACATCTGACCTACTTCTTCATCCCATACACGAGAAGGTGAGTGCGAATTTTGTCGCTTTTTACCTCCGCTGATTGCATTTGAAACAAGGTTCCATCCTGCGTTCCATGCAGCATTTATCCATTTGCCTATACCAGATATAAAACCAGAACCAGCATTTGACCCCTCATCATACATGGTTTTACTTCCAGCACCTTTTTTAGCTTCTGTATTTAGATTTTTACCGGCTGTTTTCGCACCGCTTTTATTGGCATTAACACCCGAATTAAATGAAGCACTGGCATCTTTACCTTCTTTGTTCATTCCAGATGCTGCAGAATCTGCTTCTGCAATCATCAATCTCTTCATTTCTGCCACTGCATTTTTTGGCGACATCTTTCCATTTAATACAGCTTGTTGAATGTTATAAGGAACATTACGCCCTGCTGCACTTGATTTAGATAGCAAATCATTGAATGTAACCAAGTTCTTCATCTGCTGCACTGCCTGTTGTGGCTTAGTTTTACCAGATAGAACATTGTTTTTTAATGTTTCTGGAACATCGAATCCTGCTTTCTGTGTTTTTTGTATCAAATCATTAAACTGCACGAGTGCATTCATATCTTTTACAGCTTGTGATGGTTTTATATTTCCACTTTTGATACCTTCTGATAAATACTTTGGTACTGCAATGCCATTTTTCTTCGCTTTAGCAATCATATCGTCGTAGGTGATAAGTGCTTTCATTTCTTCAATTGATGTAGGCACTGCATAAGAACCTTCTGAAATACCTTGCGAAACCGCTTTAGGTACTTCGATTCCTTTAGCTTTCGCTTTTGCTATGATTGCATTAAGCTGTTCTTCTATTTCTGCCGCATTTATCTTAGATTGTGCGTATTGATCTGTTTTTTCAAACTCAACATTTAAGCCGTTTAATTTTGTTTTGTAACCATCTACCGCTTTTTTTGATTCGTTATAGTTTTCTTGGAGTTTAATTTGTGAAGAATTTGCTTTCATGAAAGCCTGATACTCTTGCCCATACATCTGGCTTCCTGCTTTTGTCCATGCTTCCTGTGCTTTTGCGGTTTCTTGTTTCGCTTTGGCTAGTGCTTTTTCATTTTTTGCATGTTGTGCCGTTGCATCTGCAAGCTTCATTTCAACTTCTGCCATATCTTTGGCAATTTCATTCATGTTTTCCTGCGCAGCTTTTGCAAGTGCAAGATTTTTCTGTGCCTTGATATTCTTATTTATAGCGTCTGTTGATTTATTCAGTGCATCTTTTTCTTGATTGTATTTCAAGTTTAGTTCTGGAATAAGTTCATTTAAACGATCAACATAATACTGCATCTGCTTCTTTTCAGCGTTTGATTTATTTTCTTTTTTAGATAATTCATCAAGTTTTTTCGCCATTATTTCAGCAGAACCAATTTCAGCGCCAGCAGATTGTATGTGTTCATCTCGTGCTTTTTTGCTATCGTTTAAAGCATCTGTAACGTTTTTATATTCATCAGCTAATTTTTTTGTAGCAACAGTATTTGCATCAGTTTCTTCTTTAGCTTTTTTAGTTGAAGCAATATATGATCCAATGCCAACCACAACACCGCCAATAAGCCCAGCAACCAATCCCCACGGTGTCATTTTTTGCGCTAATGCAAGTGCTTTTGTAGCTACTGTTGATGCGTTGGTTGCTGCTGTATTTGCTACTGTTGCAGCCGTTGAAGCCGTTGTTGCCGTCTTTGTAATTGCTAAAAGGGCATTTGTTGCTTTTGTTACGCCATTAGAAGCCAACTGTGCAGCCTTGTACGTTCCCCACGCAACCGCCATACCTTTTACGCCAGCGGATATTGGTTCAATATTTTTCACAACAAAATGCAAGCCATCCGCCGTTGTTTCTAATAAATCACCAACAACATCTGCTGCACCATCCCAGTCAATATCTTCAATCAACCCTTCAAAATCATCTGTTACATCCTCAATAACAGGTGATAATGATTTTAAAGCCTTGTTTTGAAGTCTTGTGAATTCAGTTTGTAATGGCGCTAAAGTTTCGGCTAAATCTGCCTGCGTTTCTTTTAGTTCCAATTCTGCTTTGTTTGCGTCTATCAATGAACCTGCTAAATTATCGTACGTTTGTTTTGATTTTCCGTATGTTTTATTTAACGTTTGTGCTATAAGTTCGGCTCTTTCCTGTGTACTTGAACATGCGGCAAGCGCTGCACTATATGCATCTTCTTGGTTTTCGCCTTCTGCAATCGCTTTATTAAAGGCTTTTTGTGCTTCAGTATGTCCAGCCATTGCAGCTGTCCAATCTTCATTGGAACGTTTCGCCCAGTTAATAGTATCTGCCAATGATGCGGTAACCTGTCCAACAATTGCAGATTCATTTATCGCTTCTGTCAATCCCTCAATTGGTATAGAATCACCATACGCCGACCAAACCGCAATTGATGCATCTGCTGCGTTTGAAACAGCTTCTGTTGAAACTTTCATACCCATTAAATTGGTGATTGCATTCGTTGCCATCTGATCATCTTTTACGTATGAATAGAACTCTTTATATTGATCTTTTGCAAATCCAACAGAATATCCAAACGAATTTGCAGAACCTTCAACCTTTGCCATCATTGAGCGATATTCTTCTGTTGCATCACCTAATTCAAACAATGAGCCAACAAATTCTGTAACTTTTCCTGTTGCAGCAGAAATCCCATTTGCAAATACGTTTGAAAGAACACCATCCATCAGCGTAAAGCCTTTGCTTGCATCTTCCGCTTCTTTTTCTGTCTTATCTAGCGCACGTGATAGCTTATCAGCCGCATCATCTGCATCAGCCATCTTTATTTTATTAGCCTGTAAATCTTCGCTTAATCTAGTAATTTCAGATGCTAATTGTTTAGCTTCATCTGATGCTTCGCCCTGTGATAGAATCACATCTTTATATCTTGTTTTTAATTGGTTTAATTCTGCTTCTTGGTCATTGATCTCATTTGTTAGCTTTTGGGAAGCTGTAACAGTCTGATTGCTAGATGCGGTTAATTCGTCAAGTCTAGCATTATACTGATTGATTGCCTTTTCAGTCTTTGAAACAGCTGCTTGTTGGTTGTTGATTTTGACCATTAAATCCTGTGCAGCTTTTGAGTTTTCGCCTTGTTGTTCAACCACAAGATTATATTGTTGTTTCAATGAATCTAACTTTTTATTTTCTGCATCATGTACAGTATTCAACTGTTTTATTTTTGCAGATAAACCATCAGCAGATTTAGACCAATCATCCATGCCAGCAGATGCTGCTTTAAATTCACTGTTTGCAAGTTTGATTTGCCTGTTGGCTTCCTGTATATTCGCTTTTAAGTCTGATATATCAACGGTAAACCGTGTTGTAATATCTTCATTTCTCGCCATTATATTCACCTCCTTTATTAAAACCAGCTATCATCTGTTGCTGGTCTGCGTATAACATCACCATTCAAACGCTGTATAGGCTCATTGCTTTGCGTTTGAGCGCTGTTTAACCTTTTCATTAGTAAAAATACCTCTTGCATTGTTTCATGCCTTAAAATGAAAGGATTTAAGCCTTTAAACTTATCACATAGCGTTATCTGTAAATCAAATAGAATTTGATAAAGGGAAGCAATATTGCCCCCCTTTTTTGCATTACTATTAGAAGCACATTGTGATAATTCATTAAGTGCGTATGATGTGATAAATGTTAATACCTCAACCAATTCATCTATTTTTAAAGATGCAAATTCTTCATCTGGAATGCAAAATATAGAAGTGATAACTGGATGAATTTTAGAAATTCGTTCTTTTAATGTTGACTTGATACACTTTTCAAGTTCATCACTATTTTTAAATTCCATGTTATCAATATCTATTGCATCAAGAATATCTTCACATTGCCCAAACGTTATTTTATTGATTTCAGTTTCATAAACGCTTGATTGCGTGTGCAATCTTAATTTCATATCACAATGCCCCTTTCAATTATCCAACTACTGATTCGTCAACTTTTCCTTCATCAATTTTAGCTATTAGCATTTCTTTAGCTTTTAATGTGTCTGGATCAGTTACAGTATCAAAGAATGTTGATACATCACATTTTGAAGTTTCTGTATCATCAACAACAACTGCTTTTGCTGGTTTTCCACCTTTTGTAAATTTGTGCGTTGTTGAAATTCCTGTATAAGTCAATTCCATATTGTTTGAATCTGTTCCATCTGTTTCTGTCTGTGATGATTCATCTGGAATTGCAAACATACCTTTCAAGCGCCATACATAACGATACGTTCCATCTGTCTTTTTGAAACGATAACCCAACGCAAAATATTTTGGATCACGTTCACCATCAATCATTGCGCCTGTGGATTCATCAATCGTTTTTCCAACCAGTTTCGCATAAGTTGCTAAATCTGGAATGGCACAAGTAACACCAATTTCATCTGAACCCTCTGAATTGATAACTAATGCTGGTAAGTTATCATAGTATTTTGTTTCACTTGATGTTTCTGTTGTTTTTGAAATTTCAGCTACTGGTGCAACACTGAAAACTTCGCCAACTTCATAACCACCTTCTAATTCGTTATCGTCTTTTGTTACTTCGGCAGCGACTAAATTGTCAACACCTCTGAACTCTACTACTTTACTCATGTTTTACCTCCTAATAATTTTCAATTTTATAACATGTAAACATGCGCCCTGTGTGCGTTTCTACATCACTGGCTACATCTTCACCTTTTCCTTCTACAATCCAATCATTGCTTTTTAATAGCTTTCTAGCTTCTTCTAGTTTTGCATCTACAATTGATGGATCGTCACTGTATAAATATACCCAGAAGCCCCACACTGCACGTGCTGCTTCGTTGTTATAGTGCTTATCTTCTGGCGTTTCAATATTCCAAAAAGTAAAGAAAGATGATGGATAATCTTCTTCACTGTTCATTGAACCTTGACGATAAACAGGAAAGCCAAACGTTTTCAATAAGTTAATCAATTCTGTTTTCATCCCATCACCTTCCTTAATTCTTCTTGAAATATTTCTTCTTGTACTTTTTTCACTTTTTTCTTTGTTGATGAACCATAAATAGAATTATACAGTTTCTTATCTGGCTGCATTCTAGGCGTACCATACATCAGAAATATAGATGCTAAACCGCCTTTACTGATGTTAAACCCTACTTTGATATATGCTTTTGTGCCTTCCCATTCAACTTTTTCACTTTTAGCAAGTGATTGCTCTGTCTGACCTGTTAAATGATGCGGTGCAATCGCTTTTTCAATGTTAGGTGTAACCACATCATAAGACTTTTGTAATGCTCTTTCTGTGACTTCTTTCGTGTCGGCTGTTGCACGATCCAGCTTTTCCATGATTTCCTCAAACCCATCAAAACTGATTGTTAATTTATTTCTAGCCATTATGGTTTACCGCCTATTTTTTTAACCTTGAATTTTAGAAACTGATTTCTTAACTCTATGTTTTCTGGCTCGCCCATGATTTCATATACTTCACCATAATCAAGCAATTTAATTCTGCAATCTGCTTTAATTGTTGGATCGAAAAATGTTTCTACAACCGCTGTATTTTCTAGTGTTAAAACACCATTTACAACTTTTTCAGTACCGCCAAACGTTCTAAAACTGCCTTGAATCATCATCTCATCGTTTGAATATGTTTTTTTTGGCACACCATTTACATTTTCAAACGTTGGAACTAATACCATCATAGAAACATTGAAAGGCGCACTAGGTTTGTACATCTTTATTCACCTTCTTCAAGCAAATCTGCGTTGCACGTTCTTTAAAATATGGTGATAATGCACCTTCATAATATAAATCACTAACACCTCTAGCAATAACACCAGCAGAAGTTGGCGCATCAACAATTTCTTGCGATGCCCCACCATCTAATAGATATTGCTTTATTTCATCAATGTAACTTTTTAGGCGTTCGTCTTGGTAGTTGTTACCACTAAACCCCATCCAGTTTTTAACTTTTTCTAATAGATTTACTTCTGCCATTGTTTATCACCTCTATGCGCTTGCCATGATTCCAGCAGCTTTTAATGCATCTAGCAACGCTTTGAATTCTTCTTTCGTAACCTGCGCACCTGCTGCTTCTGGAACTAATGCAGATTGTTTAACTAATCCTAGTGCTGTTTTTGTTGCAGCCTGTGTTTTTGGACATGCTGCTTCTGCTTTTGTTTTAGCATCGTTAGCTGTTGTCAACGCATTTTCAGCTTTCTGCTCTAGCGCATTCATTCCTGTAGAACTAACAAGTTCGCCCTTTGTCCATGTTTTTGCTGCTCTTGGCTCTGCACCAAGTGCTGCAGCACTAGCTTCTAATGCTTTTGCTTCTTTTTTTGCCATAATAATTTACCTCCATTTTTATCCCAATACTGACTCATCAATTCTTGCTTCATCAATTTTTGCGACATTTAGGTTGACTTTTTTTTTAATAAATAGCATCCAGATGTATCTAGGATTTTACCATCAACGATAGTCAATCCTTTGTTGATCCATTCGTTTGTATCGTCATCGAAATAACGTTTCATACCAAATTCTAACTGTGTATTAATTGCATAGTCTGATGGAACCCACATAACACCTACTACATCACCGTTTGAAGCTGTTGCAAAATCTTTGATGATATCTGGTTCAACTAAATCAGTAGTTCTACCAAAGAAAGAACCTGCTGTATTACCCATGTTCAAATCTGTTGCTTCTTTGAATAATGGGCGGTTATTAGCATCTTTCATCGTCATTAAATAAGATTCAACTGTTGATGATGGAAATAAGAACTCACCAAGCCCACGTTTTGACAATGGAATAACTGCAAATAATTTTTTACGCCATGCTGTCCAATCACCAAACTCTTCTTCTGTAAATTCAATAACGTTTGTAACACGTGGATCAACTGTAATACCTAAAGGTTGACCAGAACCAGTACCAGAAATAATTGCAACATCCATTGCCTTAACATAAGCTTCTACCATGATACGAGTGATTTCAGACTCAAACACATCTAATGAAACTACCTGTGCAAGTAATGTTTCAGCTACACGGATTTCACCAATGTGATAGCTAAATGACACTTTTTCTTTAATATCTCCTGCTTTCTGCTTTTCAGATACAGTAGATTCAGTAATCCATTTAAAATTAGCTGTCAATTTTGAAATAGGGAACTCAACGCCGCCCTTAACATTCAATTTACGTACTTTAGCATAGATATGACCATAAACTTTTGAAACCTCTTTGATGAATTCATCCATAATAGTTTTTGGAATGATCATACCAATATCAGCGGTTGTTGATGTTGCAGCTGCACGCAATTCAGATGGAATCATTTCGCCTGTCTGTACATACTTCTTAAATGCTTGGCGGTATTCAATTGTTGCTGTTGGTTCTTCATTTCCACGCTGCTGGTTCATTGGTGCACCACCTACCATCTGCATAGGATTGAAGCCATTTCCGTTTAATGGTGAACCAGCACCACGCTGCTCTTCTGCTTCTTCTAATGCAGTAAGCTGTGCCTGTGCATCACGAATTTCTTCGTTTACAGCGTCAATCTGTTTTCCAATATAACGCACTTCTTCAATGCTTTCACTTGCATCAGAACGTTCCTGCAATGTTTTTAATTCTTCTTTTTTACGTTCGATAAATATTTTAAACCATTCTTTGTTCATTTTTAATATCCTCCTAATTTCATACGATTTGCATTTTTGAGTTTTTCAATCTCAAGTTGTCGTTTTTCATCATTGCTATCCAGCAATGTCGCTCTAGCACTATCCAGCGCCTGTTTATCACTATCCAGTGATAAATTGGTACGAGCATTTATAGAAGTACCTTCATAAGCAGGGTAATTCACACCGCTTACTTCCTGTACATAACCAATCTTTGTAATTCTTCGCTTTGGATAATCTGTATCTAAACCAGTCCATTCATCAGATTCAACTCTGAACATAAAAGACATGCCATCAATATCGCCATCCCTAACAGCTAGGTAAAAGTCTTTTGAGTCCGATCTCTCAAGATTTACGCTTGCCTGCATATGCACACCGTCATTTTCAATAGAAAACGATAAACGCTTATTGCGTGTGCGTGCGTGTGGTTTTGTGTTTAAATCGTGGTTATAAAATAGTGCAACATCTTTCAATACATCTTCACTTATAGCACCACGTGCAATAGTTTCTTCAAACCAACCGCCAATATCTGTTGGTTGTTCAAATACAATTGGTACACCTTCGATAATTCCATAATTATCTTCGCCCTCTGCTGCTCTAGCAGAATATTTATTAAATGACCTTGTGCATATATCGCTCATTTTTGGCTTTTCAAATTTATTCGGCATTTTCATCACCTCCGTTTAATAATTCAGAAGGATAAATAGTAATATTAAGGTTTTCAATACTTAATTTTTCAATCGTTATATTAGGTAAAATTTGCCCTATCGTTTCAAAAGAATCTACTAATTCATGTAGTTTTTCTTCATCAAATTCCACCCCAATTTTGATATTATTATCTTCATTATTTTTCATTTCCTTCACCTCCAGCATCGTTATTATTGCCGTTCTTGTTGTTCTCCGCATTTGTCTTATTGCTTGACATTGCAAGCTGTCCAACAAACGCTGGATCTGGTCGCATTCCAAACGCTGTCCTAAACTCATTTTTCCAGCAGGAAGCAGAATCTATCAATTTATCAAATAACTCTATCTTCTGCCCTGTTTCCATGAATATTAATTCATCTGGATAAAACTTAATTTCATTTCCAAACGATTTCTCTCTATCTGTAAAAAGTGTTTTCGTAAATGCCTGTGAAATTACTATAATAAGTGGTTCTAATGTCTTTTGATAAAACGCTTCATACTGTGCTTTTGTATAATCGCCATTTAAAATCGGCAATGATACACCAAAATTACGCAGTATTTTTAAATCAATAAATTTTAGCGTTTCTGCATCAACTATTTTTGGATTTTTAACAATAGGAATATATTCATTTTTTAAATCTAAAGGCAATAAGCCGCCATCATTCGATTTTAATTTTTTTTCAAGATCTTCAATGTTTTCTTTCATCGTTCCATCATCAATAATTGTGTTGTACTTAACAACGCCATTTATTGCAAATGATGCTTTTAATGCTTTCGCAACACCTTCTATCAATGTGTTATTTATATCTAGTGTTTTTAGCAATGCTTTATTGTCTGGCTGTCCAAATGCATTTCCGCCCATAAATTCATTGACTGAATATCTATGTCGTAAATGAATTACATCGCTGTATCTCAACGTTGTTTCATAATTGTTAGCAAATGAAAATTTAACAAATAATTCACCTGTTAAATCTTGCAGAAAGTCAACTTGCTTCGGCTGTACTGGATATAACCCTGTATAGTCCTTATATGAATTTCCGTCTTTATCAATTTTTAATACGTGTGTTGGTATAACGAATGAATTGTAGTTCAAGAATAATTGCCAGAATATCTTTTCAATAAAATCTGCTTGCGTCATCCACGGATTTGGATATTTAAGAAGTCTTTGAATGTTGCTATTAACTGGCATTGGATCCCCATTGTTAACACGTATGTGTTGCGGCTGCAATTTCTTCAATTCCGTAACTATACAAGATACAGACTGTTGCACAACATCACTTGCATAAATATCTTGACCAAACTGTGAAAATATCGGCATATACCCATTTAACATAGATGCGTATTTTTTTTCTTTAGCATGGTTTTTAAATTTATTTATAAAATCGAAAATTCCCACGTTATCACCTCACCATCAGCATAAAGTCATTTCTATATCGTCTAAACACTTCGTACAAAATAATCAATGTTACAGCGCCATCAATACGCCTTGATTTTTGATTGTCTATCTTAACGCACATAACGTTCCCTAGATTGTCCATTTCCATAGATGCATTGCCTAAACACCACATATCCATTTCATTACGGTTATAGTTGATATATCGTGCTTTCAAATCAGCTTCAACCAATTTCATAGGTGAAGACATAACATTTCTATTTTGATAAATCATTTCACATTCAAAATTGTAAAAATCCATTTTATCTAGGAATGTTTTCGCATAGCGCTGGTCATAACCGCACTTGTATAACTTAATTTCATAATTCGCATAAAGTTGATAAAACCAATCTGCAATTTGTGATACATCAATTTCATTTCCGTCATGTATAGTTAATATTCCTTGTTTCGCCCATTCCAAATATTTAGCGCCTGCCGCTTTATCATCACTTGATTCTAATTTGCTTTCTGGTATCCAATAATGCGAATAGACATACTTGGTTTTATCATCTTGCTTCATCAGCAATATTTTTGCATTTGACAAGTCGGTTGTGGCGGATAAGTCAACCGCCCCCAAACAATAAGCACCTCGAAAATCTTCTAGGCTATATACTTCTACTGGATAATCATAATCTTCAAGCGTTAACCATGCCTGTGCATTGTTCTGTTTGATGTTGAAGTCTTTTGTCAATAAATGCATACGTGATGATTTATCAACCTTTGCAACTTCTATATCTCGCCTTAATTTAGCTATCTTTTTAACGCCATAACGTATTGATGGATTTGATTTTTCCCAACTCGCTTCATCTGTCCATATTTCCTGTTCTGAATCTTGCTCATATAGGAATGGAAGAAAATGAATATCATCTATTTCACCTAGAATCACTTTTTTAGCATAATCCAGCTTTTTATCTAAGTAGCCATCAACGATAAAACCGTTTGTACTACAATTTAAGAACAATGGTTCATCATGCGTTGACATTGCACGCCAGCACGCTTCTGCTATTTCATCATCAGCCATATCATGTGATTCATCCAGATACACTTTTATAAAGTTGAAACCATCCATGTTCTGCGTTTTGCTTGACAAACGTATAATGTCAATGTTTTTCAGATTGTTTCTGATTTCAACCAGATTCTGACTTGTGATGGTTTTCTTTGGATCAAGCCTCGACCTCATACCGCCAATTTCTGACCAGATAAATTTAGCTTGCCTATCGTCATTTGATGCGGTGCAAATTGAAACACCACCTTGTCCAATAAATAGATCAGTGTTTCCATCAGCTGCAAACATCGTTGATTTTCCGTTTTTACGTGCTATCTCAAGAAGTCCCTCTATAAATCGCCTTTGCTTCGTATCTGCCATTTTAAAGCTATAAATAGCTTCCCACCATGCTTTCTGCCACGGCATCAATACAACAGGTTTCATGTAGAAAGGCGCTTTGCTTTGCAAGCATAAACTTTCTTGGAATCTGATGCGCTTATGCGCTTCTGTTGTGTCATAAATATATCTATCATCATTCAGATCATTTATAAGGTTCTGCATTTCCATGCGTAACCACTGCCCAACAATAACCTGCCCAGAAGTTATCAGATCCCAATACTGCTCTAAATATGTTTTCATTCAAAATCAGCTAACTTTTTCAACAACTCATTTTCTGCGTTGCTATCAACTTTATTTAAAATTGAGCATAATATGCGAATTGCGTTCATATATGACTGTGAAAACTCTTTATATTGCTTTCCTGCTGGTGTTGTTTCTTGTTTAGATGGGTTTTTTGGATGAACTCGAATGAAAGGAAGCTTTTTTAATTCACGCATCATTTCTTCAATGAACACAACTTCATCAATTAAAGGAAGAATTAAATTGAGCGTGTTTTCATCTACATCTTTAAAAATGCCTACCAATTCTTCTTTTCTTTTCATCAAATCACCACCTTTTGAAATATTTTAAACAACTTCAAATTTTATTTTGAAAAATTTCAATTTTTCGTTTTGTCTGCAAAGTACCCACCCTTTGCTGTTCCCTTGATGAATTGTTTTCACAATCAATGGGGGGGGCTATGGCATATATCTATCAAACCATTCATTGATGTATTTATCCCATCCAACTCTATTACTTGCTTTCGCACGTTCTAAACATACTTCTTTATCTTCTGATATGAATATACTTTCAGCATTCAAACGTTGCTCTAATCGTTCTCTTTCCATCTTCATAGGATAACCACCAATGACATATGCATTCTTCCATTTACCTTTACGCATCTTTATTTGTTCTAATAAACAATCACGAATGCCAAATACATTCTCTTTTAATCTGTCACGCTTAACATATCTATCATTGTTGCTTATCATTTCCCAGATCGAATCTATATCAAGTATCAAATCATCTATGCCTGCATTCTCTTTTACCCATGATAATTTACCAGAACACGGTGCGCCATAAACAATATAAACTTTCTTAGGTTGCTCATGCCCAAATCTTTCATGGATAATGTTGTGACATTTATGATGAATAAGCATGATGTTATCTGGATTCAATGATATGTTGTAATCATTTACGTTTGCGTTTGTTAGTTCGTGCTTATGATGACCAATGCAATCAAACTTCTTTATAATAGGTTTACCGCAATGTTCACAATACAGAACGCCTTCACGCTCACGCTCTGATTTCAACACATTCAGCAAATTGCGCCATTCATCTGATTTATAGAAGTTATCTAATGTAAACATAGCATGAATGCCAACGCATCAAGATCAGATGCAGAAAGCTTAACACCTTCTAATTGTTCAACATCAATTGTGTTGATTTCAATTTCTTCTTCAATGCCAAGCACTTCATTAAAATCATTTACGAATTTTGCAACTGCTTCTTTATCTTCTGTATCAATCTTATCTTCTTTCCCATATTTGCGAATCAATTCGTTTCTTCTGTCATTGATAAATGCAATTTGCTTTTTAATTGCATCTACATTCTTTTTTACTGCATATGCTGTCTTAATTGGTAAATCAGCATTGCTTAACTTGTCCAATGCGCTTTGTGCTGCATATATAGTTCCGTTTGTAATCTTCATGTTTTATTCCTCCAATGTTTTATAACTCGCCAATGCTTCTTGCTCTGTATAAGCTTCATCTTCAAATGCTGCTTCCAGCTTTCTAATTTCTGTACGATTTTCTTTATACGTTGCTTTTGCTTCATCATTAGCAAAGTAATCTGTAAATGTCATATCTTCTGGGTTTTCACTGTTGATTGTGATTTCCTGATATTTAACTGGTTTATCATCTGCCTTGATACAATTTTTTAAAACAATCTGCTTTTTCTTTTCACTTGTAATCATGTTCTTATCTCCATTTCTCCTAATATATAGGCATTTAATTTTGATTGTAATTCTGTAACTCTTTCTTTTAATCTAGCTATTTCATCATCGTGTGTATCTACTCGCTTAATAGTCTTTTGAATCATGTGCATATTAAGTGATGTAAACTGCTCGTATACTAGACCATAACTATCATCTTCCAAACGATGATTATATGCGCCAAATTCATTTTCTTCGATGCCATTGTTTATCATTGCATCATATACCCATTGTGCAATCAATCCGCATTGTGTCTGTCCTAGATTTTCTTTTAACTCATAGGTAACAGGCTTTAACTCCATATACATTCGTTCATAACGTTCATCATACTTTTTTATGTTTGTTTTTAATCGAATATCTGATGATGTATCACTTCCATTTGAAGCATATAACCTATACCATCTATTGTTTGATGAACCTAGCGCCATTCCACCAAACGATGGGCAAAATCTACCATGTGTCCAATTACCATTTGCTGTAGCATCTAAAAACACACCATTTGTTCCATTCGATTCATTCCACCAATTAAAACTTGTTCCTCCATCATGACCAAACCAACCTTTACGAGTGCCGTGTGCCCAATTGTAAAAACCAAGCCATCCACCTGCCGAATACTTATCACCTATCCATGTGCCATTGCCGTTTACATTTATCTCTACTTCGCCAGTATTTCCAACCGCCGCTATTTGCGCATTGCCAGAAACCAGTGCACATCTATAATCAGAACGCACACTTAAATAGTTATAACTATTTGTCCATGTATTCATAATCATATTTCCACTTGCAAAAACAATTTGTTTTATTGAGTTTATCCCTTGATTCAAATAAATGTTGTTACCTACTTTTAAATCAGTTGTAACATTTATTGATGTACCTGATGTAATACTTCCGCCTGTAATAGATGCACCAGATATAGTTCCACCTGAAATACTTGAACCAGATATTTTTCCTGTGATTGTTGCATTTGATGCATATAACGTTCCATCGTTTCGTACACAGAACGGATATGTGTATGATGATGTTCCTTTTCTTACAACAAGTACATCTCCATTACTGGTTAAACTTGAACTCAATACAACATAAAAATCTCCACTTTGTTTAGATATAGTTGAATTGCCTATGCTCCATCCTGCAATTTTTCCACCTGTTGCGGTTATTGCGCCTGTTAGATTTACATTACTTGCTGTAATACTTCCATCTGCTGTCCATTTCAAATTTTTGCTTGTAAATGTACCATCTGCTAAATTCAAGAAAGAGCCAACAGAACCAGCTACATAGTTTCTTGATTTGATTGCATCCGTTTTTATTTTCGCAGAAGTTATTGCATCAGCTGTAATCTTTTCAGATGTTATTGCATTTGCTGCTATCTGTGTAGCTGTAATCGTTCCTGCTTTAATCTTAGATGCATCAATCGTTCCTGCTGCTATTTTATCTCCTGTGATAGTTCCTGCTTTGATTTCAGCGGCAGTTATCGTATTTGCTACTATCTTTGTGGCATCTATCGTTCTGGCTGCTATCTTATCGCCTGTGATCGCACCAGCTACAATCTTATCACTTGTGATAATTGCACCATTGATATGTTCTGCGTTAATTGCTTTAGCAGCTATCTTATCTGCATTTACACAATCAGCTTGTAAGTTAGCAGTTGTTACTGCATTAGCTGCTATCTTGCCGGCTATGATTGCATTAGCTGCTATTTGTGACGCATTTACTGTGCCTGTATATATCTTTCCACCGTTGATATATGTTTTATCGTTGTTATAACACCAGTTTGCTATATATCTGTCTACTTCTGTAATTCTAGCATCGGTATCAGAAATTTTCTGATCTACATCTTCTGGCGCTGGTGTCCAGTCTGTAGCTTTATTTCCTTTTTCAAGTTTAACGCCACATACCATTAGACTACCTTGATTTGTACCGGTATCGGTACGAATAAGCGCTAATTTATCAATACTTAAATCTCCACTACTACCTAATTCCCATGTAACCCAATATTTTTTCCATGAATTAGTAGCAATTTTTAATGGTGCTCTACCGTTTCCGAATGTAGCATTAGAATAACCAGTGCTAGTAGCTAATACTCTCGCTTTAACATATCCAGTTTTTGCTCCGTAAAAGAAACAACATAAAGCATTTAAAGTTCCCTTAGCCCAAAAAGAAAATGTATATATTTCTTTGTAATTAAAATTTTTTATTCTATGTTCAGATACAGCTTTTCCACTACCGTTAACTGGTTGAGGGACAGAATTTAAAAATCGTACTGTGAAGTCTTGAAATTTATCTTTTGCTATTTCAAATTGTCCGTTGCTAGCCATGCTTCCTGACAAATTAGTATTGCTAGCTGGTATATATTCTTTTGTTTTAAGTAATAAATTCCTTCCGCCAACTTCCATATTGTCAATAGTGCTTTGCGCATTGTTTGCCTTGCTTAACGCACTATTTGCTGTACTTTGTGCATTTCCAGCTTTTGAACTTGCAGCAGCTGCATCACTTAACGCTTTTGAAGCATTGCTATTTGCATCTGTAATTGTTTTCTTTGTTGCATCGTCAAGTTTACCTATAACGATACTACCTGCTTGGATTCTATCTGATGAAATATAACCAGATGTAATCTTACCAGCATCAAGATTTGCAATCTTAGCATTGTTTATAGCTGCATCTGCAATCAATGCGGTTGTGATACTTGCATTCTTGATTGCATTTGTTCCAAATTGAGCAGCTACCCATGCTGTGCCATTGAAGTAATACATCTTATAACTATCATCAGTATCAAACCAAACATCATTTGTTTTTCTTCCAGATGTGCTAGGTTGTGCGGATGCATAAATAACTGTATTCTTACCATTTGCAGTGCTTTGTGCCGTTCCTGCTGCACTGTTTGCTTTCTGTGCTTCCTGATATGCTTTCAACGCATCATCCAACGCCTGCGATGCGTTTTCGTCTGCGTTATTTATCGTATCACCAACTTGACTTGCTAGCTTATCCCAATCAATAGCACCATTTGTTATCTGATGTCCGTTGATTGTTCCAACTGTTAAATTAGCGCAATTCAAATTGACTACCTCAATATCAGATGCATCAATACGCCCAGCTGTTAATTTGTTAGCTGTTAATGTGACAATCTTCGCATCTGTTATAGAACCATCAGCAATCTGTGCAGATTCTATAACACCTTCACCAATCATTGCGGTTGTAATACATCCATCTTTGATATTAGCCAAGTCTATTCGTGCAAAATGTGCTTCTAATGCTTCTGTATTAATGTTTCCTGCTTCAATACTTTCGATTTTAGCATTGATTGCTTCTAAATCACTGATATGTGCTACATCAATAATAGCTTTATCAATGTTGGCAATATGAACATTTAACTGTTCAATTGTTGCTTCTATCGCATGTAAATCATCAACATTTGCTTTTTTCGCAATCAGTTCATTTACCTTTGCAATCTCTGCATTTAATTCTCCTATATCAGCTTTGTTAGCTTTTAAGTTTTCAATTTCAGCATTAATCGCTGTTAAGTCTGTAATATTTGCTTTTTCAGCAATCAGATTATAGATGGTTGCTTTTTCAGCATTAAACGCATCAACAGTTAAGTATTTAACCCTAATTTCTTCAACTGCATCCCATAGCGGTTTATCATCATAATCACTGCCAGCACTAGATTCAATCACGATTTTATAAACCTCAAATGTCTGTGTAGCAAAACGATACTTGCATACAATATCATCACCATCAGTAAGGTTTTCAAGTGTTTTATACAAGACATAAGAGCTGTTCTCTTCGTCTGACAACAAGCGTAACTTAAATGTTCCTGCTGTTAAATAATAAAGGGAAGAGAGGGTATGATTGATTAAACCATTTCTCTCACGTTCAACAGATTCTGTTATAACTTTTCCCTTGGTATCCGTGATTTCAATGCGTAGGTTACTCTTCATGTTTTCGGTAGGATAGATGCTTAATAATATTTCGTTAATGCTTTGAGCAGATGCAGATGAACCCCATGCCACATTATTTTTGAAATCAATGTTACATATACTTCTCATTGCATCACCGCCTTACCAATTATTCATTTCATCAATTTCTTTCTTATGTTCAAATTCTTCACGTTTTAAACGAAGTGTAGCAGGATCATTCGTATAGCCTTTGTCTTTGCCCCAATGCTTTAATAAATAAATACCAGCGGTTGTATTAGGTGGAAAATAAACCTCTTCTTCATATGGTTCAAGCGTTTCGTATTCTTTTAAACGTTTTCCGTTTTCATATTCTACATGCTTTACTTTCATAACTTTTTTTAAAGTTTGTTTCCCACCAATTGCAGCTTCAAACATTGAATTTTCAATATCATCAACGCATTTTCCTCTATTTTTACAAAGTTCCGCAAATTCCGTTTTTTCAACTTTGTATTTATTGAATGTTGAATAGGAAATCCCCAATTTCTTCGCAATTGACTTTTCTGTAGCACCTTTTTCAAGCCATTTTTTTATTTCGCTTAATCTTGGTTTTATTTTTTGTTCATAAGCACTTTTACGACCTGCTTTTTTTGACATTTAAACCACTTCTTAATAAATCAAATTATCAATATTGAAAGCAGTATTTATACCGTCTCCAAGTACTACACGTTTTTTTTCAACCTCAATAACTTTAAAATATTTTTTTGTAACAAAAGAATCTAGTTTGACACCGTCATAAGATACTGCTTTTTTTGGTTTAGCTTTCATACCAACTTTTAATGTTTTTGATGAAGTGCTTCCTTTTTTACCTGTAATGCAATCATCGTTTACAAATCCTGTACCATTTCCAATTAAATAAGGATTGTGTGAACCTGCATAAATTTTTGTGATTTTTCCACTTGAAACTGCTGGCTTCAATTTTTCTTTTGAATCTTTTGATACATAAATACCATTAATATTGACTGTATCACCAACTTTGTACTTGGTGTTAGGCTTTGATGGCTTGCTAGGTTTAGCTGGTTCAGATGGTTTTGATGAACTTCCCTTTATTAATGATGGATAATCTTTATACGCATAATTAACGTCTGTTCTGACGCTTGATCCGTTAACTTTTCCGTCACTTGAATATTGCCAAATCCCACAATTCACAGATGGTTCAGAAATGCCCCAATGCGCCAGCCATAAGTCAATGCTATCAATCAGTTTTGCATCAATAGCACGCAATTTATTCCACCAATCTTTGTTGCAGTAAAGCATTAAATATTGCCCTGCACCTTCAATAATTTCTTTCCATATACGGATTGTGCGCACTTCCTGTTCCATTGAAACACCCTGCTCTTTTTTCCAGCCATCAGCATCTTCCATATCTAATACTAGTGGATAGCTGCGCCCACTGAATTGTTTAGCTAATGCCAAAAAGTTTTCTGCTTCCTGTTTTGCTTCTGCATCATTGCGTGCGTATGAATAGTGATACAATCCATAATTCATCCCAACATCGTTGCATTTTTTTACATTATTTCTTAATTGTTTATCTTCTTGAAAATGTCCCCATGATGCACGGATGATTGCAAATTTAACTCCGCTGTTTTTGATTTTCTTCATGTCAACATTTCCGTTATGTTCCGAAATATCAATACCAAATAACTTCATTGTTTTTCCCTCCATCTTTCAAGACTTGAAATTCTTGTTTCGTGATTTGACTGCTCATGTTCAACTTCATTTAAACGATCATCTAATTCATCTATTTCTTTCCCATGAATTCTTATCCGATTATCTCGTATCTGGTCATTTTTTAGCATATTTTCAAAATTCACATTTAAACGGATGATGCTGTTGTTCAATTCCTGCATTGGCTTTTTTTCATCCTCGATACTCTTTTTAAAAGAATGAAGAAAGCCAAACAATGCAATAAAAGCAATCACAACCATTCCTACAATTGCATAATAGTCCATTTACTTTTTCACCTGTTTCGCTGTTTCATTCACTAATACCGCACCGGAAGCTACTAATATTCCCTGTACAATCGCTGTAAATATAGCTAATGCAATATCTTTAGAAGTTGCTATCTCGCTTGTTGCAAACACCCACAAGCCACTTAATGCTATACCGGTTCCCATCAGAATAAACGGAATAAACTTGTTTTCAGTATTGCTTTTTACAATTGCAACACCAATAAAAAATAAAACCGGAATAAGCACTAATAATTCTGGTTTTATAAATTCTGTAATAGTTTCTTGAATTTCCATATAAAATTCCTCCTTTTCTCTGCTAAAATCATAACTTCGCTTTTAATTTTTTTCATGGGCATATTTTTGACACTTTTTTGACATATTTTTGACATTTTTTTGACACGTTTTTGACACATAAAAAAAGAGCCTTATCTTTCATAAAGCCCTATCTCCATATAAAATCACTGATATTCTCCGTATTAGCCTTCTACGTTGTCTATATACTGTTCTTTTATCCATTTTTAACTTTTCTGCTACTTCTTCATATGTTAAACCGTCAATATATAACCCCTCTATAACACCAAAACATTCATCATCTTCAATCATTTTTATTGTTTCATCCATCAATGACAACACACTTCTGTATTTTTCATTAATTCTTTTTCCCTGCTTTAAAT